AACAATGTATTCCTTGACAAGACCACTTCTACAAATGTCCTCTGCTTGGAACTCAATTGTATCAAAGGATGGCATATTATTCAAGATTCTCATGAAGTCAATGATACCATTCTTCTCAGCAGTCTTTACCAAGTCAGTCTGAGTTGCATCTCCGCAGAACATCAACTTAGAATCTTCACCAACACGGGTGATCATAGAGTCTAGTTCATGGAAGTTCAGGTTCTGAAACTCATCCACTATAATGATTGCATTGTCTAACGTTGTTCCACGAATGAAACTAGTAGACCAGAATGAAATAGTTCCCTGTGATTTGAGGTTGGTATACAACATATCAAATGCATTATCATCAGGCATCTCAAACATGTATTTTACCATGTTCTTGTATGGAATCTGATACAAGGAAGACTTATCCTCGTGGTCACCGGGAAGGAAACCAATCTCTCTAGTGGCTACAAGAGACCTGACGATGTAGATTTTCTCATAGGGAGTCCTTGGATCTAAAACATCTAGAAGAGCATTGTAGAGGGTAATAAAGGTCTTACCAGTACCAGCACAACCATATGCAACCAAGTTTTGATTCTTCTTATACAGATCAAAAAATATTTCTTGATTATCTGTAAGAGGTTCAATCTTCTTGATGTAATCAAGATTGATTGGTTTCTTTCTCTTCATTTGTTTGTTACTCATACCAAATGGAACTGGGTTAGTACTTCCAATACCAGACTTACTCTTTCTAGGCATACTTAATTAGTCGTAATGTTTTAGGGTTGATCCTGGTTGTTGTTTCGCTTTGGAAATAACATCTTTCCATCCTGGATGTTTAGTATAAAGTTTACTGAGTGGGTCTCCCATCTCTAAACCTAGACAAGGGGCATTCTCTGGAGTGTAGTATCTTTCCCAATCAGGATTATCTTCACGCCACTTATCCCAGTCATGAATACTCATGACAACTTCTTTAGTTTCGCCAGTCTCATTATGTTTTACCGGATATGTGGCCAATTTATTCTCCTCAATAACAATAAGTAAATATTTATTACCAATTCAGAGCTTCTGAAATGGTAGGGAACTGTTCTTTAAATACCTCCTTACATGCAACTGCAATGTCCATATGTTCTTTCTGTGTTCCATTAGCAGAACGAAGATCTATGTAATGGACCCATGAGCGAACAGAACCCGTCATGTAGATTTTTGTAGGAGTTGCAAGAGGTAATACAAAACGAGCACACTCTTTTGCGATACCATATTCTAACATACTTTTGTAGAGTTTCATACCCTCTTCAAAATGTTTCTGTATTTTCATTTCATATTCTTGACGAATATGACTATTGATGTCATCAATAGAGTTCTGACGGTTCTTTGTGTCCTGCCTACGAAGTTCAGGAAGGGGTATTACATCTGCTAACATAGAACTGTCAGCATATCTCTGTGAAAACTCCTGGAAGGTGAATGAGCGATGCCTTAAAATCTGGGCTGCGATTCCACGATTGGTTTCAATCTCTAGAGTCAAGTATGCTTGTTCAAAGATACTCCAGTGTTGATGTTTAATACAATACCCAAGTAGACCAGAGATCTTTTCATTCTCCTGGTTGTTTGGATTACTTACCCTGGCACAATATGCCATATGCTTTTCAGCATCAGGTGTCACACTAATAACTTTTATACTCATGTTAGTTCTTCCTCATCCCATTCATCTTTTTCAATTTTTCTGAGTTTTTTTAACTCTTTCATCATACTTTTAATTTCTTGGTAGGATGACTCAGGTGACATCTTACCACTAATCTCAAGTCCTACTACCATAGAAACCTTATCACCAAATCTTGCAAGAGCTCTTTCAAACTCTGACAGGCTAGAATAAACCATTACTCAACATCGTAGAACACTTCATCGTAATCATCGACGGGAACATTTGTATATGTAGGTTCTTCTGTGATAACACTTTCTAGTTCATCAGAAAACAATTCTTCTTTTAGTGTTCCTAAAAGAAATTCCATTTTACAAATCGTTGCTCTCAGTCTTTCCTTATCCATTCGTATAGTAGGCCTCAAAATATTTTACAATTCCAGATGTACCTGTATTACCTTGAGACACCCAGTCATGAGAACATTCGGTAATACTTTTCATACTATACACTGGTTCACCATTCTCATCCACCTGAGAACCAAATCTAGTCAGTAAGAATGTATATACTTTCTGTCTGGTCTCTAGTCGGTCATCACTGTATCGCCAATCAGTAACAGTAGTCATATGAATTTAGAGTATACATTATAATTATACACAAAAAAAGGACGGGAGTCAATCCCGTCCTGAAAGTTAAGCTAGAATCCTCCTACAGATTCGTTTACATACTTGTTGCGAATCATCACATTCAATTAGACAGTCATAGTAATCGTTCAGAATATCAGACTCCTCAGATGATTTTTCTAGACTGCTTACAAGACCGTTAACATTTTGTTTCCATCCTGCAAGTTGATTATACGATATAATGTTATGCATGATTTTCTCCATTAGTTTACATCATAATATGGTTGGACATCCATACCTCTTAATTCTATCAGTATTTAGTCAGGAAATCCTGACTTTTCCAAAAGTGTAATCTAAAGACAAAAAAAGAGAGAGTTCTTAACTCTCTCTGTGTAGTAAGTTTAACTTACTTTGAGTAAGTACGACCCCTGTAACAAAATGTTCCATGGGGTTCTTTGGATTCGACACAACGTGTATCATACTCAACACCACGATATGAGGTGTGAGAGATTTGTGCATCGTGAATGGCAGATGCTTTGTTGATCTGCTTTTTGATCATGAGTAGTGTATTCATGATTGACTCCTGAAGTTAGGGTTTTTAATCCCCGTTCCTTCAGTCGTGTGCGTCCCAGAAACACTCAGGGGTAGATTCCTTTACGGTCTCTACTAACTCAATTCTAAAAGCATCAGAGATATTCTCGTTTGCTCTCATCCTCAGCATAATAGCATCGGCTTGTGTACAGGTGAGTGTTGAATAGAATAGTATTTCTAACATGGGATGAACGAACTCCGTTCCGCGACTTACTTGCGTCAGGGTTTCCCCTGATGAACGACAGGTCTATTATAGACCGCTGTGTCTATTTAGTCAAGAAGAACTTTTTTTATCCATTTTCATTATCTGACCAAAGTTAGACTTCTGGCCTTTCTTAATTTTCTTATACTCTTTGATGAGTCTCTCAACTTCTTGATTAGAGACATTGACGGTAAGTTCATTCTCATCTTCCTTCTCAACAAATCCAAGTCCTGACTGCTCCATACTGAAGACTTGAGATTCTTTATCCTCAACATAATCATTGATGACATCTTGAATCTCACCTCGGATAAGTGAGTTAATTTGTTTTCTCAGTTCTTCGTCTTTCATTTTTTAGAGGGGTTCCAAAGTTTGGGGTTTGCTCTACCTTCAGCTTGAGTAATGTTCTTTAGGTCACCACGATAGTTGTCCCAATATTGATCAAAAATCTCTGATACTTTTGGTGCCAATACAATATCAAATTTAGTCATACCATCTTGAAGATATTCAACCAGAAAGGCACTGGTTGGAAGAGACTTATCTTGTGCTGCTGTGGGGTCACAGTCTTTTTCAATTTCTCTAACACCCTTTCCCATTAAGATCTACCTCCCCACTGAATATCAGGGAATGCTACTTCGACAACACCTTTACTAATTTTGTATTGAGATTCTAGTGCATTATCCTTGGTAAGAATAAGAATGTTTGCCTCTTGAGGGTGAAGTCCTTCAAGAATCTGGATGAACATAGTCTCTCTACGGGTCTTAGAGAGTGAATCATTACCACCCTTCACAAAGTGATAAAGGTTCTTCCATTCCTTCCTCAGAGAGGTATGATCTGTCCCTAGAGGAACATCATTCTTCTCAAAGGGAACTTCACCATCTGGAAGTAGGGAGATGACAGTCTCATCATAGTTCCAAATCAGAATTGCCTTGAGTGCCTCTGTAGAATATTCTTGAAGAATTTCAATCTTCTTTGCTTTTGATCTTTGCGTACTCACAAGATCCAAAATCTCAAAGATAAATGGATTTGGTGGTAGCTTTGTGTTAGTCGTTTTCTTCGTCTTCGCTGATGAAGTCATTTTCAAATCTCACGGATAAAATTTCGTCTGGAATAATATTACCATTCTCATCAAACATCTCTGGATGAATGAATGGCATTCTTGTTTGGTCTAAGTAATCTTTTACTAACCAACCTAGGAGAGTTCCTACTAAAAGAAAAAGTGTTGTGACTGCAACGGACAATAGGATGATTGCTGTTTCCATTTAATCTCTCCGAGAACTTACTTTCTTTATGTCTAGATGAACATTAAAGTGAAAGTTAATCTCTCTATTGAAGAGAGAAACTAACTTTCCAAATCTTAGTTCAAAAGTCTTTGGTCGTCTTTCTCTCCTTTGTTTTTTCCTCAATAATAACTCTAAACCTCTATTAATTTCTTGAGGTTCATCATCATTTCTCTTATTTAGAGGGTTTTCTTTTCCTTCCTGGTCTTTTTTCTCTTCCATATTTTACAGCATCCTCTACAATCCCATTCAAATAGTTTCTTATTTTTCTGGCTTCTGGTTTACCCAGATAACCATAACCCTCTCTCAATTGTTTATGATCCTCATCAGAACCACCTTCAAGATAATTATCTAGGTCACTAATCAGTTCATCAATCTCTTTTCTTGATGAACTTTCAAGAAACTCTTCAACATCTTTTTTTGATGACTTACTAAGTACTAGGTAGTCATACATGTTGAGCATATACTTTCCATTAAATGCATAATCGATTGTGTGCTCAATGATATCATAGAGATCTGGGTTGTCCATCAAACAATGTTATTTTCCTTCAGGTATTTAACAGTTTCTGTACATCCACCTATCAATTGTTCTCCAAAAAGAACTCTTGGGAAGGTCGAACCCTTCCCAAACTTAGAATAAAACTCCTCTCTCGTATAGTCTCTACCAAGTTTGAGTATCACATGTTGTTGTTCTGTAAGTTGTAAAACCTGTTGAACTTTTGTACAGAAAGGACAACCGTCCTTAGAATAAATTGTGTATGTCATAATTATTCAAATTGAATGGAAACTTACTCTGATGTGTCATCTTCCTCCTCAACTTCCCAAGACCCACCAACACCACCATCCATGTTGACAACAATGTCTTGCTCTTTGACAGGAGAGTATGGATGCTGAGGTT